TTTTAAAAAATATTTTATTATCTCTTATTCTTTTTCTGTCTTCACTATCCATTGTAAACCTCCTTAGAATCTAAAGCATCAATTTGAATTAAATAATTAAAAGGAGACAAAGGAGTATCCTTATTTGTAAACAAAATATTCTTAGGTCTAATTCTTAATTGTTTACCTATATCCTTTTGTAATTCTTTGATGGTTCTTTTTTTATTTTCTATTCTTAAAGAAACAAAAACATTGCTTTGACCTATCATTCTTAAAACATTGACAAAAATGTATTCATCATTTTTTTTATCTTTAATTTCTTTCCAATAAGGTCTTGTAAATTCTAAAACCATTGCTTGTCTTTTTAATTTTTTAGCCATTGTTTAACTCCTTCATTGCTCTTTTTTCTTTCTCAGTAAGCTCTACATCGTAATTAAAACCTACTTTGCTGACTAAAACATTATGTTTTCTTAAAACTATAGACCAAACATCCTTTTGATTACAATTGTGAAAAGCCTGTAACCATAAATGATTTAATCGATCTGCAATTATTTTTGTAAATAATTTTTGACCATCATTTGTTTCATAATGATTTAAGTCATCTTCTGGATGATAGTTAATATTTTTATCTAAAAACCAATCGGCTAACTTTTTTACATCACTAAGATCGTTGATATTCTCAACCTCCAAATCTAAAAGATTAGTGATTTTAGATCCTCTTCGTTTTCTGTCAGATAGTTTTTTGGTATCTCTTTCGTCGGCTCTTTTCCAAACATCTATAAATCTTTCTAACCATTCACATTGGCTGATTGTTGCAGATTCGTGCATTAGCATTTCGTCAGCACTGCCCAAAGGTTGTAAGTTATTGTTTTCTGGTCTGTCACCCCAGTTGTTGTATATTTTTACTAATGTATCAATCATTGTGATCCTCCTAAAAATTAAAATCGTAAAACTTTACGGGTTCATTATCTAAATGGTACTTATTACCACCAGCATCTTTCCAAGCACCATTCTTGTGCTTGCGAATAAAAAACTTATGATTTTTGTCATTGCTTTCTATTTTCCATTTTTGTTCATGTTGGTTACTAATGTGACCAGCAAAACCACCTTCATGCCAATCTTTTTTCCATGGCAATTGAGTGCAGTCCATCTCTCTGATAACCATTTTTTTGTCGTTGATAACCTCAACCACCTCATATGGTTCACAATCAGAATATCCATGTCTGTTAGCAAATTTATTTTTTATATTCATTTTCTTTCTCCTTAAAAATTAACTAATAATATTGCTACACCGAAAACTAGTGCAGTTGATATGATTGATAAAAATAAAATAAATAACATTTTCTTTCTCCTTTATTTATACTATTTTATTACATTATATTACATATAGTGCAACACTTATCTATTTTATGGCTAATTTCTGCGGTTTTTCTAGGGTGCAGGATCCGTCATCTGAGACCATTAATATGCGTATTTTTAATTTTTTTTGTAGTTTCGTTGGCGAGCGTTTAATAAAATATCCTGCAAAGTTACCTGTCTTTCTTTTACTTGTTGATTTAACATCGACTAATAAAATTTCACCTTTGTTATTTAAACCAATTAGATCGCATGGCCCTAACTTAGAAATATTATCGAAGACCCAATAACCTAGTTTAGTTAAATATTGAATAGCGTGAATGTGGGCAGTAAAACCCTTTTTATGTTTCCGATCCATGAGGCAAGTTACATGTAACATTATTAGAATAATTTGTATTATTTATTTTGATTCACGAACCATGGCACACTTATAAGCATAATTTGGCTCGGCCATCATGATATTTTGTAAAGTATGTCAAAACAAGTGTGTAAGTGTGAGGATAGCAAATTTGGTAGAGTATTCCTGGATTATTTCCTCACATTTGTAGTGTGAGGTAAGTGTGAGGATGTGTGTTTTAAAATATAAAAATGGCAGTTTTATTGAATTTTATTTTAACGTGAGTAGAAATTAGTTATAAGTTTTGTTATAAAATGTGTGTGAAATTATGCTTATAGGAGCAAAAAAATGAAAATAGATGGAAGAAAAGCGAGAAAGATGACACCAAATCAGTTAAGATTTGTACATGAATATTGTTATCATACATTAACTGGTAAACAATCTGCTTCAGAGTCTGCAAGGAAAGCTGGTTACTCAGAGAAGATTGCTAGGAAGACTGCTTATGAACTTACAGATCCAAATAAATATCCATTGGTAGCAGAGGCTATTTATGATTTAAAAAAAGAATTACAGGATAAATATGCTGTCAACATGGATAAACATTTAGCTAGATTAGATGAACTTGGTAAAAGAGCAGAGGAGGAAAAACATTACTCAGCTGCCATCAATGCTGAAGGCATGAGAGGTAAAGCATCTGGTTTATATGATCCAACAATAAGAATGGAGAGTGCAATTGAAAACTTATCTAGAGATCAACTTGTTGCAAAACTAGATGAGTTACAGCGAAAAGGTGTTGGTATTAGAGGTGAAGAAGATGTCATTGATGTTACACCGGAAAAACAAGAAGCTAAGATGATTGAAGACTAAATGTCTTTACGAATATCTTCGATGCATTGTACTTTGAATGTAAAATATTTGTTCATATCAAACTTTAAAAACTTACGCCCTAATTGTTCACATTCAGTTAGTTCATTAAACTTTTGTTGTAATACTAATTGATTACCAGTGTATACCCAGCCTTCACCATTGAAACCCCACAGACTTATAACAAGTAAAAATACTTTCATAAGTGTAACCCTATAATTTTGTTTTGATCCATAAATTTACTGTAGCATGAAAGAGTCTAACTTTGTCAAATTAATAAGGAAACATATGACAATTTACCATTGGTACAGAATTGAAACTACAACTGTGTTAGGCTTCCCAGACATGATTGGTATTGCACCACAAATGGATACACTTTTTGTAGAAACAAAGATCGCAAGATCTAGAAGAATTAAATTTAGTCCTCATCAAATTGCTATGTCCAAAAGAATATCAGAACAATCTGATCAATGTGCATATGTGTTAGTGTATGATGAACTTGCGAAGCCCCTTCGTGGAGCGGGAGAATTGTTGTATGAAGCCAAAAACGTGGTAAATCTGCAAAAAAACATGCAAAACGTACCAATATTGGCGGTTGGATGGGCCAAGATCCAAGAATATTGGATAAAAAGGCACAAAAAAACCTAGGAAAACCGCCAATTATCACATACGATAATTTTTATTATTGTAAGTAACGTGAAACAAGGGCAGAAAACCAGGATAAATTATTAAAAAGCCTAGGGTACCTGTAAAATTTATAAAAAATGGCGGGATTCTGCGGTTCCTGGCACCCCCTAAATGGCCCATGGTGTCACGCGCGACTTGACCTTGTGCATGTTTTAAATTTTCAGCCAAGAATTTTTCATATGGAAAGTTTTTTCTAGGGTGTACCCCCTTTTTTTAGTATAAAACGGCTTAGGAGTCCCAATGGAAACCAAAAATAATAAATTTTCAAAGTATTCGGATGAAGAGCTGCGATTGATGTTAGCAATTGCGATGCATGACGATCAGTTAAAAGCAAAAAATGATTTCTTGCATTTTGTTAAAATGGTTTGGCCAGATTTTATCGATGGATATCATCATAGGATCATGGCAAAAAAGTTTGAAGAGATCGCTCAAGGTAAAACAAAACGATTAATTGTTAACATGCCCCCGAGACACACAAAGTCAGAGTTTGCATCTTATTTGTTTCCTGCTTGGTTAATGGGAAACAAGCCAAAAACAAAAATAATACAGGCAACTCACACTGCTGAACTTTCTTACAGGTTTGGTAGAAAGATGAGAAACTTGATGAACGACATGGAATACAGAAAAATTTTTAAAAACGTAAGTTTGAAACAAGATTCAAAAGCTTCGGGACGTTGGGAAACAAATCATGAGGGGGAATATTTTGGTGCAGGTACGGGAGGAGCTATAACTGGTCGAGGTGCGGATCTATTAATTATTGATGACCCTCATTCAGAGCAAAATATAAATGATACTGCTTTTGATAATGCATATAACTGGTATTTGTCAGGACCAAGACAACGATTACAACCAGGAGGCGCAATAGTCATTGTTATGACTAGATGGTCCGAAAGAGATCTTACGGGTAGATTAATAAAATTAGCAGGAGAAAATAATGCAGATGAATGGGAAGTAATAGAATTTCCAGCAATATTACCATCTGGAAAACCAATATGGCCTGAATACTGGAAATTAGAAGAATTAGAAAAAATTAAGGCAAACTTACCAATAATGTCTTGGGAAGCACAATATCAACAACAACCAACTTCCGAGATTGGTGCAATTGTAAAAAGAGAATGGTGGAAGACATGGAAAAAAGATCAAGTTCCTCCACTTTTACATGTCATACAAAGTTATGATACGGCTTTCAGTAAAAAAGAAACGGCTGACTTTAGTGCAATTAGCACATGGGGTATATTCCGTAGTGAGTTCAATAAAGATAACATTATACTTTTAGATTGCATAAAGGATCGTTGGGAGTTTCCTGAACTTAAAAAAGTTGCTTTGGAACAATACAAATATTGGGAGCCAGAGACAATAATCGTTGAAGCAAAAGCGAGTGGACAACCTTTAATTCAAGAACTTAGACAAGTAGGAATTCCTGTTGTAAGTTTTAGCCCATCAAAGGGTAACGATAAAATTTCACGTGTAAACGCAGTAGCTCCACTTTTTGAAAGCGGAGTGGTGTGGGCACCCGAAAAAAATTTTGCTGAAGAAATGATTGAAGAATGTGCGGCTTTTCCTTATGGTGAGCATGATGATTTAGTTGATACAATGACACAAGCCCTGATGAGATATCGTCAGGGTAATTTTATATCACTAAATGATGATTATGAGGATCAGCCACGTGAGAAAAAGAAATATGTTTATTACTAAGGATAAATAATCTATAAAAAATTATGGTTGATAATATTGACAAAAAAATAGAGGCAGTCGTAGGCGAGGCCATTGATGATGCTATTGAAAAAGAAGAACCAGTAGAGATAGAAATTGTTTCTGAAGAGGTCACGGTCTCTGATGAACCACCAGTTGAGTTTGCTGCTAATCTAGCTGAGACAATTGAAGAAACTGAATTACAAAACATTTCTTCTGATCTTATGAGTGAATATGATAGTGACAAAGCATCAAGAGAAGAATGGGAAAAGACTTATTCTCAAGGATTAGATTTACTAGGTTTTAAATACGCAGAAAGAAGTGAACCCTTTCAAGGTGCAAGTAACGTGTCCCATCCACTTTTAGCAGAGGCAGTTACACAATTTAGTTCAACCGCTTATAAAGAATTAATGCCTGCTAGTGGGCCAGTAAGAACCTACGTAGTTGGAGAAGAGACGCAAGATAAATATATGCAGTCTCAAAGAGTAAAAGATTTTATGAATTATCAAAT